CTGCATCAGCGGCTCGCCTGAAAACCTCTGCCCGTACTGTATCACCTGCCGGTGGTAACGGTTCTGGTGCTGTTGGTTCTACCGATGGTCTGGTTTGGGATCGTAGACAGACTCTCATCCAGACTTATGACACTGGTGAAGTTATTGAGCCTGAAGATATTGTTCAGATGCTCATCGACCCGAAATCAGCCGCAACCGAAAATCTGGTTATGAACATGCAACGTGCTATTGATGACATCATCATTACCGCTGCAACAGGTGATGCGACTGATGGTACAGGTTCAGCGGTTACCTTCCCTGCTGGTCAGATCGTTGGTGACTACACTGGCGAAATCAACCTGGATACCGTTCTGGAAATTCAGGAAACGTTCGACAACAACGATGTTGATCCTGATGAGCCACGTTACATGGTTATCGGTCCTAAGCAGAAACGTAAACTGTTCCAACTGATTGAAGTGGTTTCTGGTGATTTCCAAGCAACCAAAGCACTTGCTGATGGCAAGATGCCTAACTTTATGGGTTTTTCATGGATCGTAAGTAACCGTCTGAACGCTCCTTCTGCTGGTCAGCTTGATTGCTTTGCTACCACCAAGAAAGGTCTTGGTCTGCACGTAGCTGGCGACATTCGTACCAAGGTTGCAGAACGTGCTGATATGTCATTCGCCTACCAGGTGTACATGATGATGAACATGGCAGCTGTCAGGGTAGAGGACGAGCATGTAGTTTGGTTCAAGGCTAAGGACACTGTAGCCTAATCAGTCAGGGGGTGGAAACACCCCCTTTCTCTATAGGAGAAGTAACATGGCAAGAGTTGGTGTAAGAACAACCCTTAAAGACGTTGAGTACATTGTCGGTTTAGGTACAGATACACTTATCTGGATGGATACCGGAGCGAAGGTCGGTGAATCCAATAAAGTTGGTGCAGGCACTTTCAATTCTGTTTTAGGTAGGGCACTTAACTTTAGCGGCAATAAGGCTGGTACAAGAAAGATTCCTGAATGCACCATCAACCGTAAGACGATTTAGTTATGAAATTATTTGAAGTCGTTAAGATAAAGAATATGCTGGCTGAAGGTGTTAGCGATGATGCTATTATTGCTGCGTTTTCACGCTCGTATAGTGCTGACGAAGTTCGCAAATTTCTTCCTCAGAAAGAAGTTGTAAAGAAGAAAGCAGCAAAGAAGAAATCTGAACCTGTAGAAGAAACAAATTCAGACGACTTCTTAGACTAAGAGGTTCACATGGCAACAACAGTTAGTATCTGCAACCAGGCATTAGCCATGCTTGGGGCAAAGTCTATTATCAGTCTGGACGATGGTACTACAGAAGCGAACCTCTGCAAGGCACTGTATGACCCGGTAAGGGATGCTGCGCTTGAGATGGGTAACTGGTCGTTTGCAACCAAATGGCTGGAAATCCCACGCATGGCAAACCCACCTGTCGGTGAGTACACCAGTGCCTTCCCACTCCCACCTGATGTGCTGCGTGTAATTTTTGTCGGCACTGATTTCAATCACCCTGAACAATGGCAACGCGAAGGCAACAACATTCGCAAAGATGGCGACAAGTGCAAATGCCAGGTGCTGGTCAGGGAAGTTGACGTAACCAAATACAGTCCCATGTTTGTGCAGGCATTGTCCACCTATCTTGCATCCGAGTTGGCAATCGGTATTACCAACAGCAAGACGATGGCAGAATACTATGCGTCAACAGCCGCAAAGAAAATGGACGAAGCCATTAACAACGACAACGCTCAGGGTCGTGCCAGAAAGATTACATCCAACTGGTTACAGGCATCACGGGCTGGTGGGTCAACTCCGTCAGGACCGTATGTATAATGGCCGGTCAATATTCTTCCAAATCAACCCCGATACAGAATAGCTTTCATACCGGGGAATTATCGCCAAAAATCTATGGGCGTACCGACAGTGATGGTTACAAGAGCGGTGCGGAAATCATGGAGAACTTTATTGCTGACCCTCGTGGTCCTGCATATCGGCGTTTGGGTTCTCGTTACATAACAGAGTTCGCAGGCAATGATGGGCGTGTTTTCGTATTCGCAGTAAACCAGAACGCTGGTTATATCATCGTGATGACAGGTAACAAGATGTTCCCTATTACGATGGATGGTGTTGCCCTCCCTACCAACTTTGTATACAACCCACGTTTCCGTAGCGGTAGCATAGGATGGACAGTGGATGATAACAATGGCGATGCCATCTTCTATCCAGACTTGTTGGTGATGCGTACCAATGATTCAGCGCAACGTCATGTGTATGTCGGGCAACAGGTTACCGTACCATCAGCAGGAACTTATCGTGTTGCGGTCACAGAGTTGCTTGGCAAGCCGTATGTTATCCGTGTAGGCACAGCACTGAACAACTCAGCTTACGGTGAAATCATTGTCGCCACAGGCGGTCCTATCAATGCGCCTATTACGTTACCGGCAACAACTGCCTGGATAACCGTGGTCAACGAGGAACGTGACAGCGTAATCAATGTGACCTCTATAGGTATCACCAGCACAACGGTTGATAATTCCATAGACACACCCTGGATTGAGCAGGATTTGGAGAATCTGCATGTTGCGATTGCTCCATCAGGCTCGGTTGCTTATATCATGCACCCGAATTACCCGGTACATAAACTGACGTACACTTACGCCACAGACTCTTTTGAGGACAGAATCACCCTCGTACTGGCGTATTCCATGAGGGACGTTTCTGGCTAGGTGGTACACCTAATGAGTCACAGACGTTCTGGGCCTCACAATCTGGATTATACGAGGACTTTACGCTAGGTGCTGAGGCTGATGATGGTCTGGTATTTACGATGGCGAAGCAGGGCGATATTCGCTGGATGGCAAGTACCAAGAACCTGATGATTGGCACTACCTTTGGTGAGCATATCGTCACCTCTGTAGAGGGTGTCATCACCCCAAGTGATATACAGGTTACTCAGCAATCCGCTTACGGTTCTAACACCATACAGTCCGTGCAGGTAGGTGACCAGATATTCTACGTCTCTGCCGATGAGGCAAAGGTACGGGCCATGCAGTACGAGTTTGCTGCGGATAACTGGCTGTCCAAGGACGTAACATTTTTCTCATCACACATCACCGAGTCAGGTATCCGTAATGTTGCCTGGGCGCAGAACCCTAACAACCAGTTCGCTTGTCTGCTGCGTAACGGTACGCTGGCTGTCTGTAGTTACGAACGTGGTGAGGATTTATGGGGATGGCACAGGCATAACCTTGGTGGCGAGATAAAGGACATAGCGGCAGGACCATTGCGCGGTCTGGATATATCCGTCAGCTTGAACAGACGAGTACCCGGCAAGATTTATCTTGAGGTATATCCACAGTTGCAAGAGGTCTACATGGATTCGTGGATTACCCGTAGTGGTACACAGATGACGCAGATTGACAACATCAACCACCTTGAAGGCAAAGAGGTGAATATCCTCACCGATGATGCAGTCCATCCTAACCGTGTTGTCACAGGTGGTTCTGTTACGCTTGATTGGCCTGCTGACCAGGTGTATATCGGATTACCTTACACCTCGACATTAAGAACACTGCCACCGGATACAGGTGTGTCTGGTGGTTCTGCTGTACCGTACATGAAGCGATTTAATCGTATTTATGTAAACCTTCTGGATTCTGCTAACCCGAAGATCAACGGGGAGCGTCAACCAAGTCGTACAGCATCAACGCCGATGGACACAAGACAACCTAATATCACGGCTATTTCTCTGGTTGGTGAACGAGGTTGGGACAGGAAAGGACAGATTACAATAGAGCAGGATTTACCATTGCCGTGTACTATATTGAACTTATCCGCAGAATTTAATCAGGAGATAATCTAGTGGGGAAAAAAGCAGCAGGTCCAGCAGCTCCATCACCTGCCGATTACCGCAAACAGGCAGAGCAGTATTGGGGTAACTACGGTCAATGGACAGCCGATGAGACAGCCCGATATGAGAAAGACATGGCTAGGGTTCGCGCTACACAGGGTGCAGCTAACGGTCCTAATATGTCAGGTGTCTTTGCTGATAAGCGTCAGAAGGAATACGAAGCCCGTATGCAGGAACTCAAGGGTGGAGAGCATGGTAAGTTTCTGACGGACTACTACAACGAGGCTAAAGGAAGT